TTGGGTACAAAGATTTATTGATCATGTTAGTATTAGTGTATACCCTACACCAGATTCAACTAATGCATCTAAAGATATGCATTTCTATTACATAAAAAGAATTCAAGATGTTGGAGATTATACAAATGCAGGAGATATACCATTTAGATTTGTACCTTGTATGACTTCAGGTTTAGCATTTTATTTAGCGCAAAAATATCAACCACAAATGGTGCAAGCTATGAAATTATATTATGAAGATGAATTAGCAAGAGCTCTTGCAGAGGATGGTTCAGCTTCAAGCACATATATTACGCCTAAAGCTTATTACCCAGGAGCATAATGCCAAAATACGCAACAGGAAAACATGCAAAAGCAATATCTGATAGATCTGGAATGGAATTTCCATACAGAGAAATGGTTAGAGAATGGAATGGTGCATTCGTGCATGTATCTGAATTTGAACCAAAACAACCACAATTAGAACCAAAACCTCTTGCTGCTGATGGTGTAGCATTAAGAAATGTTAGAACTGATAGAACAGAACCAGAAGTAACTGTTAGAATACCTAACAATGGTTTTGAAACTTATGAAGCAGGTTCAAGAATTATAAATGTTTTTTCTCCAGGTCACGGTTTAATTAGTGGAACAACATATAGATTTAGAGGACCCCCAACTACTTCTGCAGGGGGTGGTTTTGTATATGCCAACCCTGAAAATTTTGACGGTATAACAGGAGTTAATATTGCAAAAGCAACAGGTTATGCAATTACAACAGGTTTATATAAAGATGATGCAGTAGTCACAACGGACTATGCAACATCAAATTATTTTCATTTTACAGTTGATACAGATACTGCTACAAGTGGTAATATAAAAGGAGGAGGTTATGGTTGTTCAGTAGGACCCATAACAATAGAAGCATGATTACACATTTTTGGAATTGGATAAAAAGTTTATTTACACCTACAAGAGTTGTAGAAGAGTTTGGAGACACTTTAATATTAAAACAGTGTCCTGATCATCCTACTAAATTTAAACATAGATGTCCTAAATGTCAGGAGCTAGTAGCATAATGGCTGGATTAAGTGCATCAGGATTAAAAACTCAAATAAGAAGTTATACAGAAACAGATTCAAATGTTTTAACAGATGCTGTTTTAGAGAATATTATATTAAATGCACAATATAGAATTTTTAGAGATGTTCCTATTGATGCAGATAGAAAACAACAAGATGGTAATTTAGTAACTGGCCAAACAACTATTAATGCTCCAGCTGGAGCTGTTTTTATTAGAGCCATACAAGTATATGATTCAACATCTGCTGTAACTGGAGCAAATGTTTTTTTAGAAAAAAAAGATATTACATATTTACAAGAATATGTATCATCAACAGAGACGGCAAAAAGAGGTCAGCCAAAATATTATGCTATGTTTGGAGGAGCTACAGGAGAATCTGATACTACATCTGGAAGAATGATGTTTGCCCCTGTTCCTGATACAACATACAAATTTAGAGTTCATTATAATGCAGCCCCTGCATTATTAGAGGGGGCAGATGGAACTAATTATATTAGTCTTAACTTTCCAAATGGTCTTTTATATTGCTGCCTATCAGAAGCATATGGATTTTTAAAAGGTCCAATAGATATGTTGACACTATATGAAAATAAGTATAAACAAGAGATACAGAAGTTTGCTAACGAGCAAGTTGGTAGAAGACGAAGAGACGATTATACTGATGGTGCTGTTCGAATACCGGTAAACTCGGCAAACCCGTAGGAGATTAAATTATGGCAATAACATCGGCAGTTTGTACAAGTTTTAAAGTAGAACTTTTAAAAGGAGTTCATAACTTTACAGCTACAACAGGAAACACATTTAAAATAGCATTATACACAAGTTCAGCATCTTTAGGTGCAGGCACTACAGCATACGGAACTTCAAACGAAATTACAAATTCATCTGGGACTGCTTACACAGCAGGCGGTGCAACACTTACAAGTGTTACTCCTGCAGCTTCAAGCACAACTGCAGTTTGTGATTTTACAGATGTAAGTTATACAGATGCTTCTTTTACAGCAAACGGTGCTTTAATTTATAATGATTCTGCATCAGGAGATCCTGCTTGCGCAGTTATCGCATTTGGTTCTGATAAAACTGTAACAAGTGGAACTTTCACAATTCAATTTCCAACAGCAGACGCAACCAACGCTATTATAAGAATAGCATAAGGAGGCACTCCTTATGGCTACTTCAATTTGGGGCGGTGATGATCCAGCCGTAGCATGGAATCAAAACTCATGGGCATCTAATCAAGCAACTGTCGTATTAACAGGTGTATCTGCAACATCATCTGTTGGAGAACTAGAAGCTTTTCCTGAAGCAGGTTGGGGATCTGATGCTTGGGGTGAAGATGGTTGGAGTGGAACTTTTATTGTTGATTTAACAGGAGTAGCTGCAACTGCTTCGGTTGGTTCTGTAACAGTAGATGCAGAGATAGGTTCTGGTTGGGGCCGAGGTGGATGGAACAACAATGAAGGTTGGGGTATCCAAGGAACAGTATTACTTGATGGTCAACAAGCAACAGCAAGTGTTGGATCTATTTCACCTGCTGATGTAATGGGACTAACAGGAGTTTCTGCAACTTCAGCAGTTGGTTCTTTTGCAGGATTAATTTCAGATGTAACAATTGTACCAACAGGAGTTGCTGCAACTTCTTCAGTAGGATCATTATCACCTGCAGATGTAATGGGATTAACTGGAGTTTCTTCAACTGCTTCTGTTGGAGCGTTAACGCCAGCAGATGTAATGGGACTAACAGGAGTGTCTGCAACTTCAGCAATTGGTGATCCAACTATTACATCTAATCCTACTATTGTACCAACAGGTTTAGCGATGACATCTGCAGTAGGTAATTTATCACCTGCAGACGTAATGGGATTAACAGGAGTGTCTATGACCTCTGGTGTTGGTTCATTAACTCCTCCTACTGTAATGGGATTAACAGGAGTTTCTGCAACAGTTTCTGTTGCAGAATTTGGAACTGCTACTGGTTTTGGAATTCAAGCATATTCAAGCGTTGACACTGGTTCAAATTCATCGTATACAAATGTTGCAACTGGATCAAATACAAGTTATACTGACGCTGCATAGGAGATAAAATTATGGCATCAACTTACACACCTTTAGGGGTAGAACTTCAAGCAACCGGTGAAAATGCCGGTACATGGGGAACAAAAACTAATACAAATTTAAGTCTTATTTCACAACTATTTGGTGGATTTGCACAAGTAGACATTAATGGTGGTGCACAAACAACTGCTTTAACAGTTGTAGATGGAAATACTACAGGAACAGCTCAAACAAGAATGATAGAATTTACAGGAACTATTTCTGGAAATCAAATCGTAACTATTCCAAATGATGTTGAAACATTTTATTTTTTAAGAAATTCAACATCTGGATCTCACACAGTACAATTTAAATATGCAACTGGTTCAGGTGATTCACTTACGTTTGCAGCAACAGACAAAGGTGATAAATTAGTATTTGCATCAGCTAGTCCTGATGCAACAAATCCAAAAATTTTAACTCTTGCTACTGGTATAAATGCTGTTGTTGACGACACTTCACCTCAACTTGGTGGTAATTTAGATGTTAATGGAAACGATATTGTATCTACTTCTGATGCAGATATTGATATTGTACCTAACGGAACTGGAGATGTTGTTCTTGCAGCTGATACAGTAAAAGTTGGAGATGCTGGTGCAGCTGCTGTTTTAACATCAAATGGAGCTGGAACATTAACTGTAACAACAGGTGGTGCAACAGATTTAATTTTAAACACAAATAGTGGGACAAACTCCGGAACTGTCACTATTACAGACGCCGCTAATGGAGATATAACTGTAGCACCAAATGGTACTGGTAGAGCAAAAGTAACTAATGCTACATCAAGCTCAACACAAACTGTAACTACTGATGGAAAAGGTATTGTCTTTTCCATGGTTTTCGGGTATTAATCTAGAAGGAGAATAAAAAATGGCAACACCGAATCTTGTAAATATAGCAACAATCACACCCAAGAATGCTATGGGTAGTTTATCTGATACAAACAGAACTACTATGATTGATGTACCTGCGGAAACTGCAGTAAGAATTGACACAATATTATTAGCGAACATTGACGGAACTAGTGCTGTTGACGCAACAGTAGAAATTAGTAATGACAATGGTTCAACTTATTATAAAATCGCAAGCACGATCTCTGTGCCTGCAGATTCAACATTAGATTTAATTGCAAGACCTATCTATTTAGATGAAACAGATTTAATTGCTGTTACAGCTGGTGCTGCTAACGATTTAGCTTTTCATGTTTCTTACGTAGAAATGGTTGACTAATAAATTTTAAGGAGGAAAGAAAACAATGCCAAGAATTATAAAATCAGCAAAAGGAACTTTTACATCAGCGACTGTTACTGTTGATTCATCAGGAAGAGTTGTAGCCGGTGAATCTGGTGCTGGTGGTGCAGTTATGACACCAAAAATTACTGCTTTTGGACCTTCTTCTGGAACTTATACATCAAACGGAAATCAAATGATGGCATACGCTGCTTCTGGAGGAGGCGGCGGTGGAGGCGGACCACAACAACAAGGTCCAAATTCTATTAGAGGTGGCGCTGGAGGTTTTGGAGTTGTAGGAGTTTTTACATCAGATATTACACCTCCTTTCTCACAACCTTACGCTGTTGGTGGACTTGGTAGTTCAGGATCAAGAGGTCCAGCTAACACTGCACAAAATGGCAGTGCAGGTGGAGCAACTAGTATAGCTACTTTATTTTCTTTAAACGGTGGAAACGGTGGAAACAAAGCACCTGAAACAACTAATGGAAATCCTGGCACTCCAGGAACTATTGGTACTGGAAGTTTTGTAGGATCAGCACCTACACCTAATGCAGATAATGGCATTGCTGGTAATCCAGGTCCAGAAGTAGGTGGACCAACTGACATGGCTTATTATAGACAAACAATTATGTTTGGCACTAACGCAGGTTTAGGCGGAACAGGAGGAAACAGATCTCAAACACCTACTCCTTCTCACTCACCAAATCCAGGAGGAATGGGCGCTTTAATAGTTTTTGATAACGCTTAATATATATCATGGCAAAATATATACTTTTTCAAAACAATGAATTTTATAGAATGGCTCCCGATGAAGCTAAAAAAGATAAATGGATAATAACACCACAAATTGTTGCAAAAGAAGTTAGTGATACTGATTATAAAAACGTTGGTTGTAAAAAAGTTAAACCTACTTTAAGTGGTGATACCATTAATTATGAAGGTGAAACTTATTTTAATTTTACAGATACCGAACCTTCTGAACCAAAAGATTTAGATGCTACTGAATCTCAAGTTATGGTAACATGGGCTAGAGATATTTTAATTAAAGAAATAAAACAAATTTCAGCTCATAATTATGCTAGTGATAGTACAGCACAGGCTATGGTTGCATTTTTAGAAGGAATTGACATGAATGCTGTTACTCCATTAGGTAGATCTGACAGTGCATTTGAATACATTTACAACCTTTCTGGTTGTCCTCAATTATATCCTTTAGAATTAAATTACTAGTTTACTTTTTAAATAAACTATATATATTCTATATGTATGAAATTAGAAAGTTACATAAAAGTATATGATAATATTATGCCTGTAGAAACTATAGGTTCATTTATTAAGTTTACAACAAAACAAAAATTTAATCCTTGTGGAATTGGTAAAGAAAATGTAGTCGATAAAAATGTTAGAAATGTCGAAGCATATTCTTTAGTTAATTGGGACTGCAAATCAAAAACTAAAATTCATTGGTGTAATTATTTTATGAGTCAATTTAAAAAGTATGTTCAAGAATATAGTAATGAATTTGCTAAACCATTTGGAACATCCGTAGAAGGAATAACTACTTTAGATGTATTGAAATATGAAACAGGAGGTTTTTATACACCACACATAGATAATTTTTTAAGAAGTCCAAGGACATTGTCTTGTATTTTATTATTAAATAATGATTATGAAGGGGGAGAATTAGAATTTTTTAATCCTACTACAGGAAAACTTACAGTAAAAGTAGAAACCGCAGCAGGAAGAGTAATAATTTGGCCAAGTGCTTTTTTATATCCACACGCAGTAAAACCAATAAAGAAAGGAACAAGGTATTCAATAGTATCATGGGCATCATAAGAAAAGACTTTAGATATAAAATAGTAAAAAATTTTCTTACTAAAAAAGAATTAGAAATAGGTTCACATTATTATCATTTATTTCATAAAAGAAATGACACTAATTTTGACCCTATGATTCATCAAAGTAATAATGGTGATTCTGTATGGTCTTGTGCTACTGATCATTTTTCAGATGTTATGTTATTAGCAAAGAAAAAATTAATGGAAAAAGAGACTGGTTTAAAACTTATTCCAACGTATGCGTTTACAAGAATCTATACTTACAATGCAGAGTTAAAAAAACATAAAGATAGACCAGCTTGTGAAATTTCTGTTTCTGCTATGTGGGACAGTGATGGAACCAAATGGCCTTTATACATTAATGGAAAAGGTATTGAGATGGAACCTGGAGATGCTGTAATCTATCTTGGATGTGAAGATTTTCATTGGAGAGAAAATTTTGAAGGAGATTTTCATATACAAACTTTCTTTCATTATGTTGATAAAAATGGACCAAAAACAAATCAAGCTTATGATGGACAAGAGTTTTCAAAACGTTTGTCAATGAAATTTAATCCTGAAATAGTATGAAAAAAATTCTTAAATTAAAACACTCTATAGCTACCTTTGATAATTTTGTAGATACAAAAACTTGTAAAAAATTAATAGAAATTTTTGAAAAACAAAAAGATACAAAGGCGTATACTAGATTTGATGGTGAAGGAACAACTAAAGCTGCAAAAGATGATGTAGCAATTACATTTAGTAAAGATAATAATTGGCCAAGAGAACTAGATTTGATGTGTAAACATATAACTGAAGCTTTAGGAGAGTATATTAAAGCAACAGATTTTATTAATCTTACTAGTGCATCAGATTTACATTTTACAAATGTAAAACTTCAAAAAACAAAACCTGGAGGAGGTTATCATGTATGGCATGTAGAAAGAAGTCATGGGCAATTTTCTTGTAAAAGAGCTTTAGTTTGGACTATGTATTTAAATGATATTAAAAAAGGTGGAGAGACAGAATTTTTAAATCAAAATGAAAGAATAGAACCAAAAGCAGGTCGCATATGTATATTTCCAGCAGACTTTCCTTACGTGCATAGAGGTAATCCTCCTTTACAAGAAGATAAATATATATTAACATCTTGGTTCTTATCAACGTAGTATGCAATTTAAATTTACAGAAACACATTTAAAATTAAAATTTTCTTGGAAAGAAATTTTAATGATGATTTTAAGAAGAGGTCATTTTCTTATGGAAAGAAAATCTTGTTATGAATTTATGACTGTTTTAGCAGGTGTAATTA